CTTTAAAGTGTTAGATTACATTGATCAAAATCCAAGACCTGATCTCCAGTTTTCTGTTAACTCTAATATGAGTATTCCTGAAAGGAATCTTAATAAGTTTATTGATTCGGCTAAAAAACTAAAATCAGAAAACAAAGTAAAAGAGTTCATGTTGTACACAAGTGTAGACACATGGGGACCTCAGGCTGAGTATATTCGCAATGGTATGGATCTTAACAAGTGGGAAAGTAACATTGACAAATATCTAAATGAAGTACCTGACAGTTATGTAGGGTTAATGATTACTGTAAACTTTTTAAGTATTCCTAACTTTCATAAACTACTAGACAAGATACTAGAGTTAAGAAAAAAATACAATACTAGATTTAGAAAACGTATATCATTTGATACACCGTACTTGTTAGAACCTAGACATCTAAGCCTACAGATTCTAGATGACAGTCATTTAGAAATCCTTAACAACACACTGGCATATATGAAAACGCATCAAAGCAACTTTGATCTTTATAAGTTTTCAAATGAAGAAGTTGCCAAAGTTGAGCGTGTTATCCGTTGGGTTGAACAAAATAGATTTACTGATTCTAAACTATTAACACATAGGAAAGATTTTCAGTTGTTTATCGATGAACACGATAAGAGACGAGGAACGAACTTTTTAAGCACGTTCCCCGAACTGACAGATTTTTATAACTTGTGTAAGTCTATTCGCTGATAAACTCGGTAGTCATTGGAAACACTTTAGCAATGACTTCGGCGCAGGCCTTAGCTACTTCTTGATGTTCTAACTGTGTACCATTAGCTGAACGCAGTTCGATGAAATGTACCCAAGAACGAAGTGTACCATTCATATATAACCGACTTTCTGTAAGACCTTCTGGTAGCACAGCACGAGCCTGTTCTTTAGCAATACCGCGTTCGATAGCTTCTGAGTAAGCTATGCGAGCTTGTTCAATGATCCATTTTTGCTTGGCATCCCACCATGCTTGTAACTGGATATCATCCGTTGCGATACTATTCTGTCTGTTTTTTGTGTCTTGGAGTCTAGCTTCTCTTGTAACGAATGCCAAATCTTTAGTTGGGTCAGCATAGCGTTGACTGAACTCTTGGAAACTGAAACTTCTGTGTCGCAAGATTTGTCTGGCAATGTCTCGGGTAGTTGTGATTTCAATACAGGCTGAAACCATTTCGAGTGGTGACCAGTGTTGGTGTTTGACCAAGTATCGGATGAGTTTTTCTGATGTCTCGGTGTTAAACTGGTTGCTTGGATTGGACACACGGGCGCAATACGCAATGAGTTCCTGCGCATTTTCAAGGCCCATGTTTCTAAATTCGTCTGCGGGCTGACTGAAGGAAAGTAGCTTAACATTCATTTGTTATCCAGTATGTTCTTTGTTGAATTGATAACGTCTTTTTTAAGACGCTGTACGTCTACTTGAAAGTTAACGGAGGCAATCTCAGGATGATATTCTCTGAATGCTTCCATTAACTTAGTAGTAACTTCGTTAACATTAGAGTGATCTAACTGCTCAGCGATATTGACTTCCCATACACGGCCATCACTAAAAGTAATCTCCACACTGTGGATATACTCTATCGGCATCGACTTGATGTATAGATCCTCAAAAACCTCAGGCCACTCGTTAATAACGTCTTTGGGCGGCTTGAATAGTTTTTTAGGCACTTGCGTCTTCTGATACCTTTGCAGTCTTTTTCTTAGGAGGATCTAGTTCGTCGGCTTGTTTACGTAGTCTAGCAGCTTCTTTGTACATAGCATCTGCTTGACTGCGATATGACTTAGCGAGATCTTCGTCACTTAATGGTTCGTTGCTATTCTTAGCAGCAGGTTTTGTTTCAGCAACAGGTGCTTGAGAAACATCATTAACTTTAGCTAAGTCTCTTGATTCTTCACGAGGTTTAGCAAGTTCATCTACTGTGATGCCCTTTTGCTCAGCAATCATAACGTTTAGTTCATCAAGTGATACTGATGTAGTCGGATTAGGAGTTACTTCAACATCGCTTGTAGCAACTTTAACTAATCGGTTGTCAAGATGTAGAGCTGCTAACATACCGCGACCATCTGGGAAAAATCTACTACCTAGAAGATCACCTAGTTCGAAAGCATCTTGTCCTTGCTGACTTTCTACAACAGTCATCAATGAGTTATGATAAACTTCTGGAAGAGATGCTGTACCGACAACTAAAGAGTTATACGGGTCGTTTGGTAGCATTCTATAGATGATAGCTACTTTAGCTTTATTACTTTTGATTCGCCCCACATGTTTGACGTTTGCCATTTTTATTGTCCTTTATTAGCGGGTGCTACACTTTCTAAGAATGTGTTTAGTTTATTGTAAATCTTACCAACTGATTCCATTTCTGCTGCTTTAAAGGCACCGCGGCTTGTAGCAACATCAATGATAGTTTTTACAGCATTAAGGTCATTGATTGTTAGTTCAGGACCTGCTGGAGGTGTTTGGGCTTCAGCGGCTGCTGGTTGTTGTGCTTCTGGTTGTTTTACTTCTTCTGTCATGTTTAACTCCTTAAGTATGGACAGGCTAGCATAAAGTATGTTAGCTCTTTTTCATCTTCAAACCCCACAAAAGTGGCAGTTTGTACAGAATCCTTGTCATTAATGCTAGGCTGTGTTGAAATCGCAAAGCGTCCTTTAAGTCTATATTGGATCCAATCTCTCATCTTTTCTTCGTCGAACCATTTCTCCGAAATCTTAGTTTTAGAGAAGTGTGGCGGCATCCAAGATAGAAATCTTTGGTTCAAAACATCTAGAGGATTAACTGTAATCATAGCACTTTATTTACTGTGGGTTATTTTTATTCTGCGGATTCTTGGCTTAGTCGTTTTGATAGGGCTTTTCCGTATCCCATCTTTTTAACATCGCCCGAAAATAGGTATAGCTCAAAAGCAGCACGTTCAGCAAGAACTGTGATATCTTTCTTAGTAATATAATACGGGGATTCTATGAATTTGTCAAGCCACACAAGGATCTGGGGAGTCATTGTAAACTGCCCCGGAAACTTGATAGTATATGTTTTGATTTGCGCTATATCTTTTACAAAGTTAATGCCATTGTCGGTAAGTCTTAATCCACCGTCATCTTTGTTTCTGACATTGTACCACCATTCGACTCGTTTACTTTCTATTAAGTCTGTAGTTGGATTAATGTCTGCGGCATTCAAAAAGGTTTTTGTATAGCTGTCCTTTTTGTTCATTTGTTGCTAATGACTTCACCATCAGTTAACTTATATACGTCGAAGTCAGTTGTCTTGAATAATCTATTTAATTTTTTAGCAAGATTATGAGCATGGCCAGGATTACTAAAACTTACCTTCTTATACTTAGGTCCTGGATAACTAGCAACAAGGCTACCACTCTTTAAGTTAAATGGTTTGCCTTTGTAAAAGACCGCCCATATGGCATCGGACTCAAGGATTTGCTCAACCTTGTAGTTATCTTTGCTTGTGTACTCTAAAAGTACTGTTGGTTTCGGTCTACTCATGCATGATCTCTAATAATAATACACGCATATATTTATACCATTAAAAGGTGCCACCATCCATATTGACTGTGACCTGAGCTGCTTGTACGGTCAAATTATCCAACTTTTTATGGATTTCTTCAATCGATTTGCCCATTTTGGCAGTAAACAAACTAAGGTCGGCAAATAAGGCGTGTGCTTCGTCTATGGTTATACGTATTTCTTTTTGATTGGTCTTTTCAGCAGCCATTACACGTTGTACTAGTTTTTCAAGGCTAACTGAAGTAAAGTTATTTTGTGACATTTGACAGTACCTGCCTCATTTCAATCTCAGTCTTAAAAGGACCGCGATATTCATATCTTTGTAAAGTAATCAGTTTAGGACAGAAACTCTTAACCCAACCTTTTTCAAACTTAATAGTGTAATACCCTGCGCAATACAAACTCTTCGAATCTTCACTCTTAGTGAACAACGGCAGTTTCTTTCTAATGTCGAACATGGCATTGTGAGGATCAGTACTAGTAGGATAACCATGAACCTCCCATGGTTCGGCTGTGTCTGCTTCCTTTATAATCTTTGCGATAAAAAAGTCTTTGCCAAACTGTTTGGTTAGACTTTCTTTATTAGGATAGACTTTCATTCCTGATTCATTACTTAGAATAAAACGATTGTCTTCGTTCTTTCTCAGTGTGGCAAACTTGCTGCCATCTTTTTCTACAATCCAAAACTTGTCTTGGATGATCGGTTTAGCATGTATCTCTGTCATTGTGGGTACCTCGCATTGAGTGGTTCAGCATAACCCTGTGCTTGATCGGCAATCTTTTTAAGATCAAAAAGATTACAGAACTTCATCAACCTAATACCAACTTGGCTGATGTCTTTGTTTGCTTCGATTGACTTATTGATTGTTTCGTTGATCTTAGCTCTAATATCTTCGGGCTGTGCTGTTAAATCAATAAGAATTTTATTACGGTTGTAATCTTCTAATACACGATGCTCTACGCCATTGTGGTCAGTCCAACGTTGTAGCATTAGGTTGTTCCAGGCGAATCCTTTTGCCGTTTTGTCGTTAAACGCTTCCATGAGACCAACTTTATTTTTGGTCCCCTTTGTACGCACACCTGGGTAAGCACTAAAGACGTTGTCGCTAGTGTCACCTCGCATACACTTTTCGAAAAGTAACCATTGCGGGTCAGGAGCGGCCTTGTCTTCGCCTGTCTTTTTATCCTTGACCTTATTACCTTTCGCATCAAAGTATCCTTCGTGTGTTATGGTAACTTCGCTTACACCGTTGTATTGTTTTACATTCGGAGCGATTAGTTGTTCAAAGTCTGAGTCTGTAGAAATGATTACGTGTTTGTCATCTGGATGACTCTGTATCCAGCCAGCAATCAAATCATCTGCTTCTAGTTGCGGATGTTGTAGTACAGTACAGTTGGTTTTTTCACTGATAAACTCTTTAAAAGTATCAAACGCTTCCCAGAACAGTTTATCTTCTTCTTGTTCTGTAGGAGTTAAAGCGGCTCGTGTTTCAGCACGATTACGCTTATATGGCTCGTAATAGTCTTTACGCCAGCTACGACCTTCTAGGCAAAAGATTACGTGCTTGCCCTCAAAGTCATTCCATGCTTTTTTAATAGAATTTAAAGTGATGTGAAATGCCATGCCGATTTTAATATCAGCATCGCCACGAATAACATGTCTAGCACGGAAAAACGTGTTAGCAGTATCGACTAAAATGAAGCTCATGAAACCTCAGACTTTCCTTGAGAAATAGGAACTACGTTAATATACCCTGCACCGCGATTTGTGTCAAGTCCTTCTTCACCTAACATATTGCGAGCAAGATCTCTAAACCAGCGGTCAACGATTTCTTCTTCAGGATCACCATCGTAACCGTAGCCTTCTTGCTTTAATTGTAATATAAACTGATCGTTCCAGTCAAGCTCAAAAAAGCCATTACGGATATTGTCCTTGTTAACATGTGTGTCCAACACTGCTACCCAAGGTTCGCCTTTGGCTGTAGCACGTTCTTTAGGAGTCATCTTAGCAAGTTCTTCTGCTTTTTTAGCTGCTTCTTCGCTGGCTTTAGCTTCTTCAGCACGAGCTAATGCTTCAGCTCTTTCGGTTTCTAACTTAGAGATTCCTGTGATTTTCTTGATAAAGTCTTTCATTATGTTCCCCATTCATTTTTAAATAATGGTACTTGTAAGCGGTCACTGTACCTCAATCCATTTTTCATAGCAAGTTCGGCTACCGTTCTATTGTTAAGTGTGTATACACTTTCAACACCACCAACGGGCATTAGATATACGGGACCACGGAAACCAGCATCTCTGTATTCTTTTACTGCTGCCATAGATTCTTCAACGTCATCTTCTGTGGCAACAACAAACTTAAGATATGTGTAACCAACTTCTTCATAGTCCATAATGATTTCTGGACGAATGGCTTCTTCTTTCTTTTCACCGCTAACACTGAGTTTAGCACTAACAGAAAATGTAATGTTATCACGCAGTCTTGATGGATTTAGTCTACCCCACTTGAGTAAGTAGTGTTTGAAATCATCAGTTAACTTCTGTGTGCCATTTGTTTCGAAGGTAATCTCTTTAAGTCTTTCCATACTAGGATGATCTAGCAAGTCTGGATAAGAACGCTGCCAACCTAGTAAAGGTTCGCCTCCTGTGATAACGAGATGTTCTTCTTCCCAACGACGATAAGGAAGGATTTCCATAATCCTATTGACAATAGCGTCAGTAGTAAGAACAGGACTAAGATGCTTGAAAGCAGGATGCCAACTAGCGTAGCTGTCACATCCTGTAGACACCAACGGTAGTTCTTCATACGATTTATAACGTTCGACATTTTTTGCTACCTCATCTGCCTCTGGACTTGATTCACCCTTCGGCATACCAAAACCAGCACACTTAAAGTTACAGCCAAATGTGCGTAAGAAAACGGAAGGTACGCCCATGTAGCGACCTTCACCTTGTATACTATAAAATAGTTCTGCGATTTTTATATTGCTCATTGTATTATTATACATCCTTTTTGCTGATTGTGTCAAGTTCTCTTTTAATGATATTAAAGATAGTTAGATTGCCTTTTGTTGAATAGTGATTAACTACTCCTCTTTCTTTTGCCCAAAGTGGACTAAAATCTATTCCAATATCTTCAATCATAAACTCTTTGCTAACTTCAAGATTATTTAGGTTTATGTATGGAACTTTGATAGTTTCGTTTATTTCTTTTCTTAAAAGCCTATACACATCGTTTTGATACTCTTGATCATAATGGAACTCAAACCAACCTTTGGCTACATCGAGGCTTCTATTAAACCAACTGAACCTAGACGAAAGATCATTATAGATCAAATCACAGTTTTTATGCAGTCCTTCTTTGTGTATAGGATGCTTAGGTGTATGAACACGATTAGGGCTAGTATGACTGACTATAACACAATCGTAGCTGTTAACATTGGCAGCAAGAATCTGTTTGTAAATTTTATATTCACTGACTCCTGCTTGTGCTACATTAGTTACGTCATGTTCGACAGCAAGTAAGTATGGCCAACCTTCTTCACCGTTTGGCCATTGTGCTGCGAAACTGTCACCTGCTATTAAAATCTTCATAGAGTTTTTAACCAAGGAATGAACATACCGGCGATCATTTGATGATACTCTTTATTGTAATGTTCTTTATCTTCGATATAGTATTTTGTGTGATCTATATGTTTCTTAGAAAAGAAATCTTCTACAGTGACATTAGATCTTTTAGTTGATACTAGCTTACCATATAAATCTGTTTCTTTTGGAAGACGCACTCTTGATGTCATATTAAACGTATAAAGTTTAATACCTTTATCTGCGCATAATCTATCCCACAGATATTGATCGCGGAAAAACTGTCTTTGTTCAAGATGTGTATTCATTTCAAAAAACAGTTTAATCTGCATGTATGTGTTTTTACGAATGTCAGGATTTTTAAGACCCTCATCATAACTGAAATCTAATCCAGGAAATGTTGAGTAATCTTCTGACGTTGGTTTATTATATAGCTGGAATCTCTCGTCGATAATGGCGTTATCAATGAAATGTTTTACCAAAACGTTATTTGAAACATCTTCAGCTGTAAACAAATCTAGTGGAATAGTTTCGGCTCCTAACTTATTATCGTGGGCTAATACAAACCTGTTAAGAGGTGTTATTTGTATAAAAACTTCGTCGATGTCAGGATATCGGTCTAACATGACTTTTAACCAATCAGCATACACTTGATTACACGCACCTGACATAGCATACACTATTGTTTCTTTGTTATTAAGCTCTGCGTAAATGTCAGCGTAGTTGTTTTCTTGCCATGTAGAAAAACTACCAGGACCGTATTTTCCTGGTAGTGTTTTAACTCCTGCTGTATGACTGTCGCCTATGAATAATGTTTTAGCCATCTAATCCTTCGCTTAAAAGCAATCTACACATCAGCGCATCTTGTTCTGTTTTGAAATAAAACTTCATACACTCTGTACTAACTTCTGTGGTATATCGATCACCGGGTAATCCAAAGTGTTCTAACACACTGGCACAGGTTTCATTCCACCAAATGTCTCTTTGATTCTTCCACGGCACATTTATAACATTCATTCTGGTACTTGTCTAAATCTAGATTCGAAACTTTCGATATAACAACTATATTCTCTAATGGGTTCCTTAATCAAGCCACGGGGCTCATTTCTATAGTGTACCCATTGATGCCCGTCTTGTTCTACTACATGAATAACTCTAAAACGCCTTCCTTCAACACCTTCCCAAAGC